CCGAACCCAAGAAGAAAAAACAGAAGAAAAAAGAACTACCAATCCCGTGACCCAGAGGCCCAGAGGAAGTTGGGTGAAAGGATGGTGAGAGATGAAGGTGTTATCTAAGAAAACGATTGAGGAATTGAAAAGACCCATTCCCATGTGGTTATTCATCGGACTCATGGATTCTATTTATTTAGATAGGGGGGGGATCCGGAAAGGTGGTCAAAGGAAAGGAGGATCGAACATGGGAGGTCTAATTTCGGAGATCATAGCGGTCTACATTCAAGAGGCAGCAGAGGAGACCCTACCCAAAGGGTTTTTAAAAGGTGAAGAAGGGTCAACAATATACCTACGGCAATTTCAATCCTTTTGTGAGAGGGTAATACAAAAAATTATAAAGTCAGGTTGAATAAATGGAGAAAGGAGGATCGAAGATGGAGTCCGAGGAAACTGATCGAGGTAATGACATCAAATTGGTTCTTTGTCGTCTTTGCGGCAAACAAAAGCCGGCGAAGGAATTCGAGGTCATCGTCCTTTCGCGGATCGGGAATGCCCTCATAAAATTCGCAGGGTGTCATGCTTGCGCCACCGTGATCTTCAATGCAACGGTCATCGTCCAGGAAACGATCAAAAAATACATGGATGAACAATCGAAGATCATTATGCCGCCAAATGGGGTCGTAGGGCCGCGAGGTTGAAGATGAGGTGTCCATCCGAATGCGAGATTGGGTGCGATGGGAAGGCTTTGATCTATCGTTGCGTTCTCGAAAAAAGTCACCGGGGAAAGCATGGCATCGGCCTGAAACACGGTCGCGTCGTTAGTCTTTTAACGTGGGATGAGAAAACCGGGGCCATAATATGGACGCAAAAAAAGTGAAGGAACTGGTTAGAATTCAAAAGCCGAAATTACCTGTATATGGTCGGTGGATGTGATGATGAAAAAAAATAGGAGGCAAAAGATGAACGGCTGGCTATACGGCTGGAAGGAGATCGCCGAACATATCGGCTGCGACGTGAAGACCGCGCAGAAGTACGTCTCGCAATACAAAATCCCCATCCACAAATTCCCCGACAAGAATAAAATTTTCGCCATCCCATCGGAAATAGACCGGTGGGGGATCAAGTGCAAAAAGGCATAACTTATCCCTATATTTTCCGCAAATTCATCCCACTTTTTCCCTATCGTCTCGGCTTGACTAAACAATAAGTTTAATTAAAGCTATCCCTCAATGAGCATTCTCGCATTGTCATTTATTGAAGGGAGTGATTTGGATGCCAAAAAGACCATGTGGTAAGCCGAACGAGAAACCAAAGGGAGGCAAGTAAAAGCTGAACATCCCCGCATCAATCACGGCGGGCGATAAGGCCGCGTGGACCGAGACGCTCGCCCCCGACTATCCAGCAACGTCATGGTCACTTGCCATCGATCTGAGATCGAAGGACAGGCCACCCATCACGATCACGGCCACCCCGTCAGGAAACAGTTTTTCGATCTCAATCCCCCCCACAACGTCAGCATTCTGGAAATCCGGCATCTATAACTGGCAGGCCTATGTCTATCAAGGCACGCCACCCAATTTCTCAGATAAACGCACAATCGAGCGCGGAACAATCGAAATCCTACCAAATCTGACGATTTTCAGCGCATCCGATGATCCACGTTCGCACGTCAAGAAGGTTCTGGATGCTCTCGAGGCCGTCATAGAAGGCAAGGCATCGAACGATCAGCTCTCGTATTCAATCGCGGGACGGTCGATCAGCAAGATGTCTCCGTCGGAAATCCTGCAATGGCGCGATCTCTACAAGTCCGAATATCGAAACGAGATCAATGCCGAAAACATCGCAAAAGGAATCTCAAGTTCCAAACGCATCGGCGTGAGGTTCAACCCTATATGAGCAATGAATCGGAAAATCTGATCCAACTCCTCAAAAATCTTCCCGCCATCGAAGGCGCACTTCTCATCAAGGAATACCGAGAGCGGAGAGCGGCGCAGGAAAAGAATGTTCGCATGTATTCCGCCGCCAAACAGTCTCGCCTGACTTCCGGTTGGGGTCAACTTGTAACCAGTGCGGATTACGAGCTCAATACAAGTCTTCGTGTCATGCAAGCGAGGGCGAGGGCATTGATCCGCGATGCCAGTTATGCGAAGCGGGCGAAGATGATCGTCATAAACAATGTCGTCGGATCGGGGATCGGCGTGCAGGCGCAAGTGAAAACCTCCCGTGGCGAATTGAATGACTCGATAAATAGTGAAATTGAGGAGACATGGGAGGACTGGTGTCTGGCGGATACCTGCCACACAGGGGGCGTCCTGAACTTCGCCGATATCGAACGCCTCACGATGGGCCAGGTCTTTGATGTGGGCGAAATATTCATCAGGAAATATTCTCAACCGTTCGGGGCCTCGAAAATCCCATTCGCCCTTGAGATCATCGAACCCGAGAGGATAGTCGATGAATTTCAGCCATCGTCTCCGCTCGCGAATGCGATCGTAAGAATGGGGATCGAATGCGATCAATTCAGAAGGCCGATCGCCTACTGGATCAGAAAACTTCATCCGGGCGAATATCGATATTCCCCGGGAGAGACAGATGCCTATGAAAGAATCCCCGCCAATCAGATCATCCACCTCAAGATCACGGATCGATGGCCGCAGACCCGCGGCGAACCATGGATGCACACCGCCATGAGGAAACTGAACGATATCGATGGCTATTCTGAGGCGGAGATTGTCGCAGCGCGAGGGGCCGCCGCCTATATGGGGATCGTCGAGACGCGCGAGGAATATGGGCAGACGACAGAGACAGGGGAAAAGGAGATCGTCATCGAACCGGGCATTGTGGAAAGACTCGACCCGGGCGACAAGTTTACTTTCGTCAATCCGAATCGACCGAACTCGAACGTTGATCCGTTCATACGTCTGATGCTTCGCGAGATCGCCGCGGGGACCGGCGTCTCATACGAGAGCCTATCGCGGGACTATTCGCAGAGCAACTACTCATCGAGCCGGCTCGCCCTGCTCGACGACCGTGACCTCTGGCGGGTCACTCAACTCTGGTTCATCCGAAATTTCAGGATGCTCATTCACCGCGAATGGCTTCAACAAGCCATCCTCTCAAGGGCGATCGAAAGCATCTCCATAGAGGCATTCGCCCAATATCCGAAGAAATTCATGGCCGTCCGTTTCAAGCCAAGGGGTTGGACATGGATCGACCCTGAAAAAGAGGTCAAGGCCTATAAGGAGGCGATCAAGGCCGGCCTGACGACGACGACCGATGTCATCGCCCTTACGGGCGGAGGAAAGGATATCGAGGACGTTCTCGACGATCGCCAGCATGAGCTCGACATGATGAAACAGAAAGGCCTCATCTTCGACACGGATGCGGCCTACTATGGATCATCCAAAACGCCTCCACCTGCGGCGGTGAAATCGGACGAGGACGATGATAAAAAAATGACAATCAGGGACCTTCAGTTGGTGGCCAAGGGAGGAAGATGATGGACGATAATGAGGAAAAGAAAGCAACTGAGGCCGGAGATCTCGAAGAACTCGAAAGGAAATTTAGCGGGTATTGGATCAGCGGGGAGCAGGCAGAACGGCCATATCCCAATGAACACGCCTGACGGCTCGCAGATCCCGGCCAGTTTGACCGGTTCGCCAGAAAAAACTGCAACGAGAAGCATGCCGGAAAATGCATCGACGTAATTTTCGGCATTAAGAATAACAAGACCGAAATCCAAGCCCTTCGATATCCGAAGGAGACATGGAGCGCCGACGATGCACGGGCGCATTGCAAGACCCGCGGTGGATCATTCGAGGCCGCAAGCGGGAAGAAGGAGGATGAGGTGCCTGATATTCGAAAAATTAAGGTAGGCAGGCAATATCGGGAATTCCAGATCGAGCAGAGACAGATCGATAAGGATAAAAGAACGATTGATCTATCGTTCAGTTCTGAGGAACCCGTCGCAAGATGGTGGGGCATCGAAATACTAGATCATCAGAAGAAGTCCAGATCGGAAGAGCACACGTCTGAACTCCAGTCACGAAGGAAG